TTATTGATGCGTTTCGAGCCGATTGGGGACGTATCTGAGAAGTTGTAGATGCGTTTCGACTCGATTGGGGACGTATCTGAGTAGTTGTAGATGTGTTTCGACTCGATTGGGGACGTGTCTGAGCAGTTATTGATGCATTTCGAGTCGATTGGGGACGTGTCTGGAACGTTACTGAGCCGCTTCGAGCCGATTGGGGACGTATCTGAGTAGTTGTAGATTTCGTCGACATATTTAATCTTTACTTGAAGAGAATAAAATAATACAACAATATTGGAACAAGTATGTTATAAACGTAAGCGATGCGCCAAAAGACATGAACGTTGATAGAATTCAATGTCCTTACGAAGGATGTTTGTTTACTGAATCAAGTAAAAGTGGTTTGACAAATCACCAAAAAGCATGTCAGAAAAAAACAGTCGATGAAAGATTGAAAATGAATCCACGGCATTTGAAAAATGCTATTAAAGTCAGAAGAATGTATTTTATTAAAACTACACACGATGTTCTTCGTGATAACCAACATCTACAAAATAAAGACGATACATATGCTGTATATAAACTTGGTAAATCTGATAATACAGACGAATCCAGAATGGATAATTATTTAAAAAATGGAACTTTAGAATCATCAGATTCTATAATTGATATCAAAGATTTTGTTGATATTGGTGTTGAAAAAGTTGAAAAAGAACTTTTGAAAAGTTTGAAACAAGATAAAAAATAATACAAAGAACTGACATTACATCTGATAATAAAGGTTCAAAGACTGCAAAAAGTAAAGTACATTCTCCTGATCAAAAAGATGTTTCAAGCGTAGAATATTTTTCAGATGATGATAATGATACATCACACCATATAGAACCAAGAGAAAAACGCCAAAGAGCTGCAAAAGACAAAGCAATAGCTAATTTATCTGTTATTTCATCTTCTGAAAAAAATGACGAACGTCAATCAGATAAAGATTCCGAATACCTTCCTGAAATTTCATCTGATAAAAATGATTTTTCTTCAAGTTCAGATGATAAACAAAAATCTCCTCAATCAAATAAAACAAAATCCGATGATAAACAAAAAGAATCAATTATGCATTCGACTGCCAAGAGAAAAAGAAGTAGTGACCATAAAGACAATAAATCTCCTCAAGCAAAGAGATTAAAACCAGACGATGATCAAACAGTCGACAGTATGTTACAAAATATCATTGAAACAATAAGAGAATTATCTATAAAATAAACCTTATTATAATTATATAATGAATGCATGTATATACTATATTACTCGCACGAATCCAAAGAATAAACAATCATGCAAACCTATCGATAACGTTGAAAAAGTAAAAACCAAAAATCTCGATGAGAGATTTGGATTTTTTAGTTTTTTTTAAAATCATTTCATTCATATTTCCAATCAATGTGGGCTCCAATTTCATCTTTTAATATCAATATCGCAATTTCACTTTGAATACTGAATACAGTGCTACACGCAAAGTATTCCTCTTTTTCTTCCTCAGTCATCTCTAAAGCTTTATTTTGCCATAGATGAAGAAGCTCAATTGCTTTATCCTCTCCATATTTCTTGATAATAGACTCACGACTCTCGTCTGACAAATTCTTCACATAGTCTTCGACGAAACTGTGGAAAGTATCAGAATCTTTCGTATATTTTTTGGGGGTTTTCAAAGGAGCTTTTTTGAATTTTTTCGCATTAATCATTTCGTGATACTTCACTTTGAAGATGCTAATTTCGTCTGTTAAAGACGTCTGATTCATAACCTTGTTATAAAGGCTTTTAATATGTATCAAATACGTGCTATCACGCTTTGCCTTCAAAGCTTTGTTTCTTGCGTCGATTATCATCTGTTCCTTTTCTTCTTTGCTCATATTGTTCCTTTCATTTCTGTGCTTATGTAACTCGGATAAGAGAGTGTTTGAGATAAAACTGATACCATTATCTTCATTTGTATTCATTGCAAATGTTATGATTATAAAATATGAAATATTCATTTTTTTGAAAAAAAAAGAAAAATTAAATATTTGAAGTTTTTATGAAGGGGGTATAGCAAATCTCGTATTTTTTGTCTCATCGATCTTTACCTTTTTTGATTGTTTTTTAGGTGATTTTTTAGGCGATTTTGTAGATTGTTTTGTCGGCGATTTTGACGGAGATGGTGTTCTATATCTTTTTTTGAAACTTGAATTAATTTCATCAAAGTCTTTTTTTGACCTGACCTTCAAAACATCTTCAAATGTTTTTGTGAAAATCTCAACTGCAAGTTTATTCCATTCCTTTTCAGGTATTGATTTATCTTCAGAATTGTTTTTAATTACATCTTTGATTTCATCAATATATATCTTTCTAAACTCTTTAATAGTGTTTATAATACCATCAAGATTTTTGACTTCATTCATTATATCTCGAATAAGATCATTTCTTGAAGATATTTTTTTTTTCAGTTTGTCTTCTAAAGAAAGTAATATATTGTTGTCAAATTGTTGATTTTTAAACAAATCTAAAAAAGAGTTTCTTGAATTCAAAATTGTATTATAAATATAATTATCAAATTCTTTCAGTAACGTAAATTTTTTATTATTTTGTTTTACAATATTGTCTCTTTCTGATATTAGGTTTTGTATTTCACTTTTTAAAGTAGATTTCATTAATGTTAAATTGTTATGATTTTCGTTCTTTGAAGACGACATTTTCGTATCCTATATATTAGAGATATATTTATTGTTTTTGTGCTTTTTTTGATTTTTTATAGATCGAATATTGTTCTTCTTTTTTATTTTTTGGATCGTTTTTACCATCTTAACAATAAAATTCAATTCTTCTTGCTTATTCTGAAATATTTGGATCACCATTTATGAAAAAATACTATATTTTTATCATTTTTTATCACATATATAATAAAAGATATGGTTAAACAAAATGGACGTGGGTTCATAGCATCTGCAATCAAAGATGTCAAAGACAATCAAAATGTATTCGAACCCGCATATGATACAATTTCGAATATTGGATTGATTTACAAATTCATTGGAGCTGTCATTACCTCATGTATTGCCATTGTTGCAATTATAATCGGGTTTATTTTAATCAGATTACACTCTAAAAAAACCCAAAAAACTACAGGTATTATCAAGATAATTTCTTGCTCTTCTGATACCCCAAGAAGTAAAAACAACTCTGAAAACTTAAAGAGTCAAAAAGAATGCGAGGTCAATATTGAATATACTGTTGGTGAAGAAACATTTTCGAAAAATTATACCTTTCAAAAAGTTGTCAATGATAACGACAGAGTCACTATTTATTACGATCCGTCATATCCTGATAGTTTTGTTGTGGAAAATTACAATTTTTTCATAGGTATTACTATTATAGTCATAGGTATAATCTCAATGATATCAGCATGGGCCCTGTTTGCTATGACCTATTTCTTTAAACCATTGAGAGCTGCCGGGGGTATTGATGCAATTGTAGATACGTTTGATTAATCAATGTACTCTTTTTTTTAATATACATATTTAATAAATATGAAATCTAATAACATATCTCAAAAACACGAACATAACAATATAATAAATTTAAGTCAAATTCAAAAATGGAAACAAAATATGTATAAAAACCCAATAACTCTTATGAATATAGATACAAAGCAAATAAGTTTTATACATATTGAAACAGAATACGGTATCTTATATGAGAATGCCTTTAATTTGTTATGGAATAAAGAGAAAAAACATTTTAAACAAATTGATAAAGTTATCGAAAATATTAAATCAAAATTACCTAACTTACATTGTTACTATATAAACGACGATATCGACGATGATTTTGATTTTTTGTTTTATTATTGTTTAATGCAAAAAATAGAAACCAAATATCCTAATAAAACTGACGAGGTCAAACAAAATATTCATTTATATTTGAAATATACAGAAATTTACAATATTATTATTTCAAAACCAAACAAATTCATGAGAAAAAATTGCAATTACTCTCCAATTAATAATATATCATTATTGAATAAATATATTTTGCAAATTATTAATGTCTTTTTGTACGAATTTGCCGAATATGTTATGATTTTAATATCAAACATTGTTATATCCTTTACCCATCTTGGTCAAGGAGAATTACAAAATCTTGAAATGAAATTGAAGAACATGAGTGATTTACGAAAAATAAGTAATGATTTGAATATTGAAATTACAACAAATACTTTGACAAAAATATTTGATATGATTTCGCATAAAATTAAAGACATTTCTTTAGACAAAAATATTTTCTTTAATGAAAATCAATTCGGTGATATAATTGAAAAAATAGATATTGGGAATTTCATCATCTATACTGCACAAGATCTTATTCAAATTGCGAAATTTAATCAAACAAAACAAATAAAAGAATTTGAACAATTAGAATATAAAGATATTGAATTGGAAGAACCTTTAAAACCATTTTTAAAATATAATGCATCTCTTCCAAGGTCTCCCGATATTGAAGAAATACGACAAACATTTCGAGATAAATCAGAAGAACTAAATAAAAGTCAAGAAGAAGAAGTGCAAAGAATTTACAAGAAGCAACTTAAAAGAAGACAGGACATGCAAAGTATGGAAAAAGAATCTATCGACAAATATAATGCAGAAATGGAAAAATATCAATTATCAAAATCTTTATATGATCAAAAATTGGCTTCTATACAAGAACAAAAGATTTCTCACCTTGAAAATAGTACCAAAAATTTCAATAAATCTCGTGACACTCTTTTATCTGAATATATTGGTGATGAAAAAGATAAATGTAATTTAGATAATAACGAAGCTTTATCTTCTCCATTTAGTAGCGATTTTACACCTTTACATAAATATCCTCTATATAAATTACAATTACTGGTTAAAATACATACAAGGGATGAAAATAATAACATTATTCGTACAGATTGTGGAAACCCGGTTGATTTATATAATTATATCATTAGTTACTATAATGTTAATAAACATCCTATTAATCCTATTACAAGACAACTGATGACATCTGAAAACATTGATGCAATTATGGAAATGATACCATTTGCTGTCAATCAAAAAGTTGAAAGACCATATCTTATTGAAAAAATCAAAGATCGTAGTCTTTTTATAGATTTCTCCAACGACAATGGTTTTTATACAGTGTTTTTATTTAGAAATTTTGGAAGTAATGATCATTTAAATGACGAATCTTCAAAAGGTATTGATATTCCTATATATCAGATTTGTAGTTTCCCATCTGATATAGGTGATGAAGACTCTATTGATAGAACCTCTAATGGCATGGCATATATATTAGAAACCCTTTTTTCAGAAGGAAAATTATTGCATAATTATATGTCACCTTTCGCTATATTCAAGTCAGACATTTGGAGTGTTATTAAAATAGATGCAGAGCTTTTTCAATATAAAACACCAAATCATTGGAAAAATTTAGATAATACTCAAACCTTGAGATTGTTTGATGAGTTGTATAGTAACTTAGAACTATTTTTATGATTACGTATATTAGAAATATAGAAATGGTAAACATCATTGGTCATTATGAAAGAATTAGAAAAGCGAAAAATGACAAAAACTACCAAGTTGTGAGAAAAGACAAAATCGGCAATCTTGATAGAAACATTTACATAAAAAATAATATCGAATATGTTAAATATAATGGCAAATACATGCAATTGAAAAATTATAAAACTGTAATGAAAAATAAAGGTTTATATAGATCTCCGGAACCATCAAAAGAGTGTAAAAAAGACTGTGAATCTCTCAATAAAATGTGTAATAAGAAAACTGGAAGATGTAATATCAAAAAATCATTCGATGGTAATAAGGAATGCAAAAAAGATTGTAGATCTTTGAACAAAATGTGTAATAAAAAAACTGGCATATGCAATAAAATCTGAAATTGCAATTACTCAATTTTGTATCGGATTTCTTAAACGACTTTCAATATACATATTTGATATGAGAATATACTGCTTTATTTTTTCGTATTTCCATTTCATTTGAACTAAATTGTGATACATATCTTTTACACTTTTGTTATTAATGGGAGTTTTGAAGAGTAAATTACAGCAACAAAATTTTATTTCAGTGTCTTGAACATGTGAATGTGTTTCTAAACATTTATTCCATAAATCTATATCAAATTTATCAATATCAAATTCTTTTATTTTTAAATTGTATAAATTCAATATATCTTTGTATATTTCTTCACCATAATTTATAAAAATAGCATTTTTCATATTAAATAAAATGTCTTCTTCATTTTCATAATTTAATAATGTGTTTTTATATGTTTTATCCAAATCTAAATCACATGTATAATTGCTTCGATATTCTTTTGACGAATTAGAAGTATCTACACTACTTTTATCATACGAATCCATTATAATCAACAAAATATAAAATTTCGAATAGATTTGCGCATGAAATAGGGTTATGTAGTGTTTTTATCGTTATCTGTGAAAAATTGATAGGGTTGCTACATGGATATATATGATACAATGATAACTGATATCAAACTCATAAAAAAAACCAAAGATTTGTTTTGTTTTTCATACAAAAAAAATGAAATTTTAATGTTTTCAAAAATTTTCTTCTTAGAAAATAATCATAGACTTAAAGAGGATTATGATAGAGAAGTTTTTATGAATAATTATTTGAAAGATACAAACTTAGTGGAGAATAAAAAGTATTTTTCTGAATTGATTGAGATTCATGAAAACTCCAGGCCACTTGAATGTTTCTTGAAGTTCATTCCAAATCATCATGAAAGCGATTGTAATATTCTTATTTTCGAACATGCTGGTAATCATACGTTGCGATATTACATAAATAGAGTATCTCAAAAAAAGTTTGACGATTTATTAGCGCAATTGAAAGAAGCAACTCGTATATTACAAGACCTACATATCATTCATTATGACCTATATTGTGAATCAAATATAATGGTCAAAAAAGTTAAAAACAAACACATTTTAAAAATAATTGATTTCGGACTTTCTTATATTGACAAATCAGACAAAACAAATAGAGATTATCATACTGCTATAGAAAGTATACAGCATTTTAACAAGAAGCATATTTGTAACATATAAATTCACAAAAAATTTAAAATGTTTGAAATAATTAAAATGTTTAAATATTGCAAGAAAATTTTTACAAATATACAAATTTCTACATATAATTTTTTCAACAACCCTGATAAACAAACTGTTTATCCAAAAACTTATGTTTTTCAATCAGATGAAGTCGAGTTAACTCCTGTCGATATTAAATTGGTTAGATTGAATACACTTTTATACATCAAACAATGTAAAAATACGTTCTTCAAATATACTAATCCAGAAAAGTTTAATTCGGATCTTTATAATTCTTTTATTGACGATGATAATTTTGACGGCGGTGATACTGCGTTTGATGATGAAGAAGATATTAGAATTTTCGATAAATATATTTTAGATTATATTAAAAGTAGAAACGACATCATTACATATTTACAATGTAAAAATTTTAAAATTAATATTGTAACAAAATTGGAAGAATTGCAAGATTTTTCAGAATCTATACATGAAAAAGATATACTTTTTATTATTGATATGAGTGATAAGGATATTTTCAATTATTGTATTAATTCTCGAAAAAACATAAAAGACAATAATGTGATTAAAAATGTTATACTCAGTATTATTTTTAAAGTAAATGGAGAACTTATTAATATTAAATTGAATGATTCAAAACATATGAAAAATCATCCATATGTTGTTTTAGAAAGTTCGCTTAAATAAAAAATGATATTTTATTTATTTATATTAAAGGTTATGAAAAGCATTAATGTTTATATTGACGGTGCGTGTTCTAATAATGGACAACCTAATGCTTTAGCTGGTTATGGTATTTATTTTGGAGAAAATGATTCAAGAAATGAATTCAAAAGAGTTCAAGGTAAACAAAGTAACAACACGGGTGAATTGACAGCATTTATAAGAACTCTTGAAATTTTAGAACCAGATATAAAAAATAATGTTACTATTCATTTATATACAGATTCTGAGTACGTGATAAAATGTGTATCGTCATATGGTAAAAAATTAGAAAAAAACAATTGGAAGACAACTGAAAATAAAATACCCCCAAATCTTGAACTTTTAAAAAAAGCATATCATTTATTTAAAAACAAAACAAATATAAAATTACATCATATAGAAGCCCATACTGGTAAAAATGATCCACATTCTATTGGTAATTATCATGCCGATAGATTAGCATGTTTATCTATCGGAAAAACAAATGAAAGTCATCAAAACGAAGAAGTTCAACCTGATTGGATAACTTTTCACAATAAAAATAAAGCAAAAGAGCTTGGTGCTAAATGGAATGCTAAGAATAAGTACTGGTATGTTAATAAAAACGTTGATGATCAAATTATGAAGGAGCTAATTTTATTAAAAACTGAAGAAGAACCAAAGAATAATGAAAATAAAATATACATCAAAATAAGTTTCGCAAATAAAAACAAAGCCAAATCTTTTGGAGCAAGATGGGATCCTTCTGTTAAATCATGGTATTATATTGAGGCAGAAATATCTACTGAAAGAAAAAAAGAACTTGATAAATTATCAGGTTCATAAAAACAATTTAGGTTTTTTGTGAGTTTTTACTTAATCATTGAGTATTGTATTTATTTTTGTAGATTCTTTCCGTTTGTATTTCTTGAAATTCTTCAGATCTTTTCCTTTTTTTGCTTTCATTAGACATCTCAATCTTGAATATTTGATCGTCGTTGTAAAATGTCAAGTTTTCTGATAACTTTGATTCATATACCTCATTGATGCTCTCAAACTTATTGTTTTTGTATACAAATATCTTCATATTTATATGGTTTAAACATTAATTGTCATTTTTTTTCAAATTAGTTGCATTTTCATCATTATTTTTGATTATGAGAATCTGAAAAATTGATATAAAACAAATTACTTGAGAAAAAGATATCATGAAAGTTAAAGTAGAGGATATGAATGATAAATTAAAGATTATTTCATTATTTACTGGAATTGGAGGTATGGATATGGGATTTCACGATAATGTTATTGTACATAAAGATTCAATTGTATATAACGATTTTGTAGATAAGCCATATACTATAAAGGATTTTGTCGTGTTGAAAAGAAATAATTTCGTTTCTTTATTTCAAAACGATATACTCAAAGGTGCAAAAGAAGTTTTCGGATTCAATAATGATAATTCCAAATATAATACAAAGAGTATATTTGATTTAATTTCAGAAAAGTTTGTATTTCCAAAAGCAGATATAGTTATTGGGGGGTTTCCTTGTCAAGACTTTTCACATGCAGGACAAAGAAAAGGTTTTCAAAGCAACAAAAGTCACAATTCAAAGGAGGAAACAGATTTTGAAAAAGAAAATGGTAGAGGAACTTTATATAAAAGTTTTGTAGAAGTCGTCAAACAAGTCAAACCGAAGGTATTCGTAGCTGAAAATGTATATGGTCTTATGACTATGAAAAATGAACCTATTAAACAAATCATACAGGATTTTTCGGAATTAGGATATGATGTTAATTATCAAGTTATATATTGTCCAGACTTTGGAATTCCACAGACACGAAAAAGAGTGTTGATTATGGGAATATCCAAAGACAGAAAAAAAGAGATTCGTCAAGAATGGAATTATATAACGAAAAACAAAACAAAATGCAATATTGGAAAATACTTTCTTCACCTCAAGGAACCAAATGAAACCGATGATATATCACAAATGCTCTTTTCAAAAGCAAAAAGACTTGAAAAAGGACAAGGTCAAAAAGAAATTAACCTTGATTCATTCGCTCCAACCATGAGAGCAGAACATCATGGAAATATAGAATTTAGAAGGTATAAAAATAGTCAATTAAACGAAAACGAATCACATTTAGATGAAAGAAGATTAACAGTGAGAGAAGCAGGTTTGATACAAACATTTCCACCTGATTATATTTTTACCAAAAAGAAAAGTATGACATCCTATAAATATATTGGTAATGCTGTTCCTCCTCTTTTAGGTTATTTAATTGCTGACAAAGTCAATGAAATATGTAGATATTATTTCAACTAATTTTTCAAAATATTTTGATTTTTTGACAGTCGACCAGATAATTCAAAAATAAAAATATTCGATATCGAACATTTTTTATTTTTTGTTTTATTTTTTGTTTTATTTTTTGTTTAAGCATCCTTCTTGTATTCGTTTTTCTCTTCATCGCTCATCGCTTTCCAAGCCTCTGCTGCCTTTGTCATAGCTTCCTTTGCAGTGATGGAAGGATCGTTGGAAAGGATCTCCTTCATCTTGAAACTCGTGAAGTTGTTATAAGCAGTAGGAGCCCTCTTTGGCTTCTTCTCTCCATTCTCGTCAAGCTTGTTCTTCCTTGACTTTTTTGCGTTCTTCTCCTCATCGGCTACCTTCTTGATGACATCTGTAAGAATGTCCTTCAGCTCCTTAAGATTATAAGTCTTATCATTGTCGATGGCGTTATTGAACTCGTTAATAATATTGGCAGTCGTCATTATGAAAGTGTGTGTTTTCTTTATATAAGATGGTTATACTTAAAGTAATTCTCGATCAGTTTTTTAACAAAATCGTACAAATTTATACAAATATTTTGTAAAAAGGTTTAAACAACTTTTTCTACATATATCCAACATGACTAAATCTAATATCACGCATCTAATTCTTTCTGAAGGTGGATTAAAAGGAATTATTTATGCAGGAGTCTTACAATATCTTTATATCGAAAATTTATTGGAGAATATCAAATATATTGCAGGTACCTCAATTGGTGCATTTTTTGCATTTTTGTTCGCTTTAAAATTTCCTATTGAAAATATACAAGAGTTTTTGTATAAAGTTATTAAAAATATTGAAGATGAAAAAGATGGCGTTATTTACCATCAAACATTTAGCAATCTTTTTATGAAAAATGGAATTGTTACACTCGATTTTCTTTTTACCGACATCATTACATATTTGAAAACAAATTTTGGCTGCGAAGATATGTCTTTTATTGATTTTGTGAAAAGAACTGGTGTCAATTTGTACATTTCAACAACTAATGTCAATACTGGGAATATGCAAATGTTTTGTTTGGAAAATACTCCTAATGCAATGGTATTAAATGCTATCAAAGCATCAATGAGTATCCCTTTTTTATTTGAACCAATTGAAATAAATGGTGAACTTTATTTTGACGGATGTGTTTCATCTTCATTATCGTTATTAAATGTTTTCCAAGATGTACCTGCCAAACAAAAACTTGAAATTTTATTGAATTCTATAGAAGATGAAAAAGATGAAGAAGAAATCTATCAAAATAATGATTTTTTGTCTCACATAACAAAAGTTTTTCAAACTCTTTATGTCAATCATTTTAATAAACCAATTTCAATCAAAAAAGAAAATGTTATTCTTTTTGAAAACATTCCATATAGTGAAATTTTGAAATTTCATATAACAAATAATAAAATACATTTTGATATCACAACAGAAGATTATGATAAACTCGTATTAACAGGATTTAAAGGTGCGTCTGATTTCTTTCAGAATGTACCTAAAAATAATATATAACAATTCACTAGATGAATGAAAAATTAAATTTCGTATTAACAATCTTATTAGGAGGCGTTACAAGTGTATTATTTGGAACTCTCATTGGTTTTGTTGTTGGATATACAATTCCTTCTCAAGTTTCAGAAGAATGCAAAAACTGGAATAGGTATTATGTTATGGAATTATCTCTATTTTTGACTGGAATTTCAACAGCATTGGTCACAAAATTTATATCATTGAATTAATTATCAAAAAATGTTGTTTCGTTTGCAACAACATTTGTTACCTTTCTTTGATTTTTTAAAATAAAGGATATAACTTGCAAACAAGTGTCTGCAAGATCATCCTTTTTTTTATATGATTGGAAAAATGAATGAAGTTTCTCATCATTTTTGATATAGTTTTGACATATTTCAATTGAATCAGATTTATTGTATTTATATTTCTCTTGTTTTGTTAGTTTACCAACAATAAGACTCGAAGATGGTTTATATTCGTGAAATTGAAGCTTCAATGATGGATTAATCAAAATAACTTCCTTTACTTTTTGATCCCAATGTTCTAACAATTTGAAATATGAATAAATTAAATATTGTATTGTTTTCATTATTCCATTCAAATTCGATGGTTGATTTTCGATAACTACATAATCAATGTATGTAATTTCTAATGTCTCGAGTTTTCCAATGAGATTATCAAGTTCCAAAAATAATACACTTGATAGTTTATCGACTCCTTTTATTTGTTTTTTACTCTCTGCTAAAGTAATTATTCCCCAATCTATTATATTTATTGTTTCATCTTTTTCTTTTAATATACAATATGCCAAATTCTTAACACCAATATCAAAACTAATATATATCATATTACATTTATAAATTAATTTTTGTTTATATAAAAAATGAATAACATTATTTATAGTATACATAAAATGGGTGCCGGTCTTTCGCAAAAAACATTCTATGATTTTTATTCAAACGATTACATCAAAAACGTTTCTGAAGATGTGAAAAACACGATAAACACTTTTGTGGTTAGTAAGAAACGAAAAAGACAGTTTTAAATAATATTTTATATCATAATTATATGACATCAATTACTTTCAAAGATTACCCAGATTTTAAACCAAACTTATCTCCTATCCAAATGTTCGAAATGGGAATAATGGGTGGATCATATTTTCGTCCAATACATTCTCCAAAAACAAACAAAAAATATGCAAGGGAATATGAAAAGATTTCTTTTTTTAGACATATTGATAAACATAAATTTGCTAATCCTGTATATGATAAAAATATAAACAAGTATGGTGTAAAAGTTGGTACTTCTTATAATTTCTGGATGTATAAAGGTTGGATTAATGAAGATATTGATCCTTACGGTTGGATACAATGGTATTGTCATTTCTGGCAAGGACGTCGAACAATTGATGACGATAGACAAATTAAGAGATGGAAAAATATTTCAGGTGAAAATGGTAGATTTCGCAAACAATTACAAAATAAAATAAATTCTATTGGAAAAAATGATTTAACTGTTTATAAAGGTATGCGTCAAACTTTATTACATTGGGCATTTGATTCAAGTAATATGGTTGTTAAAAAATAGAAAAAATGATTGTTTGTATCTTATATTTTTATAAATTATGTTTAATTCATATCAACTTAATATCATAAAACAGACAGAAACGTTTGCTCGTAATTATATGAAATATTATGACTGGTCTCACGACTTTAATCATGTATTGAGAGTTAAAAAACTTGCCACAAAAATTGCATTATCAGAATCTCTGGATTCACACGAAATTTATCAAGTGCAACTTGGAGCTTTGCTTCATGATATTAACGATGATAAATATAAGATACAAAATATATCTCAAAAAGATATTATCAAAGGGTTTTATTCAGACAAAAAGATTGATAAAGATGTTGTCGACAACGTTGTGAAAATTGCTTGTAATACAAGTTTATCAAAAGAAATGAAAAATAATTATAATATTTATTGTAAAAAACTTCATTGTGTTCAAGATGCTGACAGAATTGAATCACTTGGGGCGATTGGTATTTCTCGATATTTAAAATATGGTATTACCATACATGATCATTCTCTTCATCAAATTATGGAAAATCTTGAACAAAGAACATCATTTCTTGTTCAACATTTAAAAACAACAACTGGTAAAGAAATTGCCAAGAACAAAATAAAATTAATTGATCTTTTTCTGAATGACTACTATGATAGTATAATTTAGAATGTATTTTTCTAAATATAGAAAAAATAAAAAAATGATGTCTGTTTACCTTTTTTTAATAAACTACATGTCTGTATTAAATGTATCTTATTCTTTTGATAATATTCACAATGATGTTATTATAGATAATATTTGTTCATATATCGATATCAAAACTGTTTTCACATTTGCATCTGTTTCAAAAAATTATAATTCAATTCTCAAAAATATGTTATCTACTGTTATTACACATGACAATTTCCTCATAAATTATTGTTCAAAGAGAAAATATAACCTTTTAAAGGTTATTGAAAATAGTTCTTTTGAATTTTATTCTTTCTTTCAGTTTTATCATAATATTAATCAAGATCCACAACCATTATTTGAAATGTGTTTTGAATTTAGTGAAAATGTTTCTTATCACATTCAAGCTAATACAATTAATAATACCTTCGAAATCTTCAAGATTCTTATGAATTTGACAATGTCTAAATTGAAATTTCAATTTCGTAATTGCATTACAAAGAAATTGATTGAGTACTTTAGTGTAATTTATAAACTCAAATTTCCAACTAAAAAAGATATTTCATTTGATACGTTTTCCCTTTTAATTTCACACAGAGACGATATTATATGGTATTCTTCAAATATTAACCCTTATGTTCTGTATGAAAATATGAATTTATTTCAAATTGCACCTCGTAGCTTTGATTTGAGACAAAATTTGGAAAATCCTACATATAATATTGAACTTATTTCTTTAACTCATGATAAATCTATTGAATTCATCATGTCATTTTATAAATATATAGAAGATTGTAATTTACAAATTTATTTTATACACACTATACTGGAATACTTATATTTCGTTTTTACAAAAAAAGAACTCGATAATCCATATTTTCAACTCTTGCATCAAAAGGATTTATTTAAACATGTTATTATTCAAAAAACAATTTATTTGCAAGAAATTATTCTTGATTATAATATTTCACGTCATATTCGTAAAACAATTTCAAATACTGCAAAAAAATTGAATGAAGTGTTATGAAGTGTTGATTTGTTGTATCACTTTTGAATTTTTTAAAGTATATATCTTATTTGCTATAGAGAGTGCTGATTTTCTATGAGCAATTATTATCATTGTTGATTTATATTTTCCAAATACTTCATTTATTGTTTTCTGTACTGTCTCTTCACAATATGGATCTAGTGCCGATGTTGCCTCATCGAATATTAATATTTTTGGTTTTCTTATTAAAGCTCTGGCTATTGATATTCTTTGTTTTTGTCCTCCTGATAAAGATCCTAATTCTGTGCAATCAAGTACAGTATCATATTGATCTTTCAATTTTGTTATGAATTCGTGTGCATTTGCCATTTTTGCAGCATTCTCGATTTCGTCTCGAGTGCTTTGTGTACCATATGAAATATTGTTTGCAATTGTATCCGAAAATAATACACTATCTTGTGATATATATCCTATATTACGTTTCAACCAAGTATCATCATATTGTTGAATATTTACACCATCTATATACATTGTTCCTTCACATGGTGATAATATTCCAATTAGAAGCTTTGCTATCGTACTTTTTCCACACCCAGATTCCCCAATTATGGCAATTCTATCTCCGTCATTTATTGTGAAATTGAAATTATTGAGAACTATTTCTTCAGATTTTGTATATTTGAATTTAATATTATCAAAAGTTATACTTCCTTTCAATTCTTCATTCGGTATATAATATCCTTTTTCGATTGGTTTACTATCTATTATATTCACTATTCTTTCAAATGGTTTCTTGCATTTGACAAATTCATCTTTCAGATCTATTATTTGTTTTATTGTTCCATACATTCCTTGATTATGTAAAATAAATGATATCAATCCATTTGTTTTTGATAAGTATTTTGAAGATAGAATTATCACAATTGTTGAAATCGTTGGCATATTACAAATTATAAACAGATCGATGGCATATATAACACATTCTTTTATATAATACTCTGAAATTATTGCACTATATTTACAAAAACGGTCGATAGTTTCTTCCTCTGTTGAAAAGGATTTTATCATTGAAATATGTGATAGGTTTTCTCTTGTATATCCTGATAATTTCTTATTTGCTTCGTCGAATCCAGACATTGTCTTTTTATGAATTAGATCATATATATGTGATATTGTATAATTAACTATGAACATTATAGTTGTTATAATTGTTAATTTCGATGATATATTGAATAAAAGATAATAGATTGCGATAACATTTATCAAAGACCTACTCAATACATTTACATTTAATGCTATTATATTTGAAACTATTTCAATATCATTTGTTGCTATTTCAATGATGTCATTTATCGATTTTTCTTCGTAATATTTAGCGTGTTGATACAATAATTTATTAAATACAACACATCTCATTCTATGATTCATTGTCTTTGCACTATAAGTGAATAAAGATCCTCTCAAAGACGTTGTCATTATGTTCAAAAAACTTGATTGAAATAGAAAAAACAATCTTTCATCTGAAAAATCTCCTGTCATTATTTTACTTAAATTTTCATTCACCATTACTCCAAAATACGAAGCTAAACATCCGTTCAGGATACCCAGAAGTAAAAAGATAACATTGTATTCGCAAAATTGTATGTATCTTTTCAAATTTTCTAAAAACATAGGTTATTTTTTATTATGATTATTTTTTTATATGATTATTTCCTTTTATCATTTTTCAATAACCATAGTATGACATAAGGAATCTTATTTTGGGATTGGTTTCGTTTTTTATTGATTTTTCATATGGTTTGATAACATTTTTTTCATCTTCTGTTGACTTTTTGATTGGTTGACTTGATTCAGTATTCATCATGAATCTTATTTATATTAATAATGTCATTTTTTCTATAAAGTTGATATATAATCAAAGTTGAAGTATCCATCAATATTATCACAATCTCTCTGTTCTTTTTTGTCACTTATTGTCAAATTGACCATATTTTCTTTCTTACAATGAACACAATATTGACGTTTTCCATTTATATAACCGAAAACAGGTTGTTTTTCTTGACAATCCAAACATTTTGGATGACATACATCTACCATATCATTTGATTTACAACTTTTACAACATTGTGGTTTTTGACCAGGTAACCCGAATACACCTTGTGTTTTTTTACATTTGATACACATTTGTTTTCTCAAATTCGTCATTCCATTAGTTTTACAATCATTGCAATAATGTATCTTTCCAAAAGGATATCCAAAGTTAGGATATTTAATATTACATTTGATACATTTTAATGATTTCAAATTTACCATATCTTTGCTTTTGCATTTAAAGCAATATTTCCTTTTTCCACCTGGTAATCCAAAGGACGATTCTTTTACCTTACATGTCATGCATTTTGGAGAAGGCATAAATATCATTCAAATCTTTTTATCATTTTTTTTCTAATATCATTTATTCATCCAGTGCAGAATTTTTTATTAATTTTTTAATTTTGGATAGAATTTTATTATATTTTACATTATCTGATTTATTATAAATAATAAGAAGCTTATTTTTAACATTTTCATATTTTTCAGTATTTTTTATACAATTTGCTATTCGAATATCGTTATCTTCACAATACAAAAGTAAAACACCTGTATTATCTTCTATGAGCGATGAAGATAAATCACTCAGGTCATCTTCTTTCCACAAATTGTTTTTATAAACCTTACATTTGTTTTCTAATGTATATTTTATGTTATTATTTTCTGGAAAGTTTTTATCGAAATGTTTTTTTTCTATATATAATGGAATGGTATTTATACCGCTTGTGAGAATTTTTATAATTTCATCATCTGATATATGATCTATTCGTTCCGATCCAAAGCTGTTGATAATAAAATTATTATTTATAGTTTTATTCACCGAATTATCAATGTTGTTATTTGTTGTATTATTGTTTGTAATATTTTGAATGTTGGGCGTACGTGCATGAATGATACTTCTTGCCTTGCAATTATTTGCTTTTATATGTCTTGATTTATGATGCCTATTTGAAAAAGAAATCATACATTTGGGACAAGTAAGACTGTCAACTTTATTACATTTTGATTCGTGGTTATGTAAGTGCCTTGCAGTTTTGTAGATCTTATTACATTTTGAACACTGAAAAATATTTGGGGTAACATTTTGTACATTTGGGGTAACATTTTGTACTTTTGGGGTAACATTTTGTACATTTGAGGTAACATTTTGTACACTTTTTACATCCTCGTTTTTTAACACTTTTTCTAAATGTTTCCTTCCAATATGCTTTTGCATATTATATTTTCTATCTGAAAAATAGGTACAGTAATCACATTTAAAAAAGGCATTTACTACTTTTTACTTACTTGTTATACTATATGGTTATAAAATATATTCTTATATGCTGCACATTCGCACCATTTTTACTACTTTTTTACCCCCTCTCTCCTCTAGTCGCCTCCTAGACTTTTGAGAAAACATCGTTTTTTCTTGTTTCTGAAAATTTGATCAAATCTGTTATTTGTTTTAAAACGCTATTATACTTCTCGTTATCTGTTTTATTGTAAATTATAAAAAGTTTATTCCGTATATGATCATATTTTTCTACATTTTTTATTTCATTTAATAATTTTATTTCGTTTTCATCGCAATACATCAGAAGAACTTCAGTATTATCTTTCACTAAATTATTGGTAAGCAATCCTATATCTTTCTCCCTCCAAGCGTTCTCCTCTAAAACCTTACATTTGTTATCATTTGTATACTTAATATTATGGTTTTCTGGGAAATCTTCATCAAAATGCTTCTTTTTTATATACAATGGAATGGTTCTAATTCCTTTTGTTAGTATTCCCACAATATCTTCATGTGAAATATGATCTATTCTTTCAGATCCAAAGTTATTGATTATAATATTGTTTTGATTGTTTTGAATGTTTTGATTGTTTTGAATGTTATTTGTTATATTATTGTTTGTAATATTTTGTATATTTGGTGTACGTGCATGAATGATACTTCTTGCCTTGCATTTATCTGCTTTAATATGTCTATTTTTATTATGTCTATTTGAAAAAGAAATCATACATTTTGGGCAAGTAAGACTGTCAACTTTATTACATTTTGATTCATGGTTATGTAAATGCCTTACAGTTTTGTAAATCTTATTACATTTTGAACACTGAAAAATATTTGGGATAACATTTTGTACATTTGGGATAACATTTTGTATATTTGGGATAACATTTTGTATATTTGGGATAACATTTTGTACATTTTCCAAAAGTTGTTGTTTTTCTAATATTTCATCTTTATGCTTAGTGTGTTGATGTCGTATTAGATTACATTTTATGTCAGTTCGATAATTACAAAAGTCACATTTAGTGATAAAAAATGGCATATTTATCAACTCTCCTATATTATGATAATAATTTATTTATCTTTTTATATCGTTTTGACACCATAAAAAAGATAAATTTACCCCCTCTCTCCCCTAGTCGCCTCCTAGACTTTTGAGAAAACATCGTTTTTTCTTGTTTCTGAAAATTTGATCAAATCTGTTATTTGCTTTAAAACGCTATTATACTTCTCGTTATCCGTTTTATTATAAATTATAAAAAGTTTGTTCCGTATATGATCATATTTTTCTACATTTTTTATTTCATTTAATAATTTTATTTCATTTTCGTCACAATACATTAAAAGAACTTCAGTATTATCTTTCACTAAATTATTTGTAAGCAATCCAATGTCTTTCTCCCTCCAAGCGTTCTCTTCTAAAACTTTACACTTGTTATCATTTGTATATTTAATATTATGGTTTTCTGGGAAATTTTCATCAAAATGTTTCTTTTTTATATACAATGGAATGGTTCTAATTCCTTTTGTCAGTATTTTAACAATATCTTCGTGTGAAATATGATCTATTCTTTCAGATCCAAAGTTATTGATTATAATATTGTTTTGATTTTGAATATTATTTGTTGTATTGTTATTTGTTATATTATTGTTGTTTGTTATATTTTGTACATTTGGTGTACGTGCATGAATGATACTTCTTGCCTTGCAGTTATTTGCTTTTATATGTCTTGATTTATGATGCCTATTTGAAAAAGAAATCATGCATTTAGGACAAGTAAGACTGTCAACTTTATTACATTTTGATTCATGGTTATGTAAATGCCTTGTAGTTTTATAGATCTTATTACATTTTGAACACTGGAAAATATTTGGGGTAACATTTTGTACATTTGGGGTAACATTTTGTACTTTTGGGGTAACATTTTGTACTTTTGAGGTAACATTTTGTACACTTTCCAAAAGTTGTTGTTTTTCTATTATTTCACAATGTTTGTTATTAATATGCCTTTGTAAATTAAAATTTCTGTCAGTAATGTAATTACAAAATGAGCAACGAATCATGCTTATTATAATTTTAAACTCTTTTTATTACTATAATAATATATTAATTTATCTCTTAAATACTCATATTTGTGACCAATATTACTCATTTTACCCCCCTCTCTCTCCTAGTTGCCTCCTAGACTTTTGAGTAAACAAGTCTTTTTCTTTGTTTATTATTTGAAATATTCAAACAAAATGAAAAATATTGAATATAGTAAAATAAAAATTGACATAATATATAACATGTTTCGAATATTATGAACAAAAATGATATTGATGCTATATGTAAATTATCTGATATAAAAATAGACAAAACTACACATGAAGTTCGTGAAATAGGACTCGATAAATTTTATACTATTCCGAATATATCTGAAAAATGTTTGAATACAGTCGAGACTCTTTACAAATGGGAGGAATGGGGATTAGTAGTTGAACCAAGTGCTGGAAACGGTAGTTTTTTCACAAGAATTCCAACAAATAAAAAGATTGGGATTGATATTTGTCCAGAACACGAAGATATCATAAAACAAGACTTTTTAACATATTACCCTGTAAATAATATTGGCAAAATTTTGATTGTTGGCAATCCACCATTTGGAAGGGTAAGTTCTCTTGCAATAAAATTCTTTAATCATGCTGCAAAATGGGCAGATGTTATAGCTTTCATTATTCCACGGACATTTCGCCGTATTAGCGTTCAAAATAAATTAAATGTAAATTTTCATCTTTTAATAGACGAAGATATTCCAATGGAGCCTTGTTCATTTAGCCCTCCAATGCAAGCTAAATGTTGTTTTCAAATCTGGGAGAAAAAAGAAACAATCAGAACTATTATAAAACTTAAAACATCGCATAATGATTGGGAATTCTTAAATTTTGGTCCAAATGATGAAAACGGACAACCAACACCACCAAATGGATGTGATTTTGCAATACGTGCTTATGGTGGAAAGTGTGGTGAAATAGTAGAAAATGGAAAAGAAAAATTAAGACCTAAAAGTTGGCATTGGATTAAATCCAATATTGAAAAAAATAGTCTTATAAGAAAATTTAATTCACTTGATTATAGTATAAGTCAAAATACAGCACGACAAAATTCAATCGGAAGAGGAGAACTTGTTAAACTATATAGCGACATTTATGATTAGAGGTCAATTAATCAGTTGTTTATCAACATGTATTTTTCCAGAAAAAGGAATATCGTATCCGCTTACAAGTGATCAATTACACAATGGTCTGCCCCACGAATCCAATATTGGTTATGCTTATTCTAAACGTATTTTGCATTTAACCGGGCGTTTATTATCTGAAAGTTGTAAGAATGATTCAAAAATAAGTGTAATTAATTTAACACCAACAAACTTATATGGGGAATATGATAATTATAATATTAAATCTTCGCATGTTATCCCTGGTTTAATACACAAGACGTTTAATGCCAAAAACGAAAAAAAAGATTTGATTGTATTTGGAACAGGTAATGCTTTGCGACAGTTTTTATATGTAGATGATTTCTCGCGCGTGATTCTAAGATTCATAGATTTTCAAACAGACAAAAATGAAATATCGTGCATTGTTAGTCCACCAGAGAAGTCAGAAGTATCCATCAAAACTTTGATTGAAACAATCAAAAACAATTTTGAGTATGATGGAAATATTGTTTTTGATGATACATATTCAGATGGACAATATAAAAAAACAACAACAGATTCGGAATTGAAACAATATTTTCCAGATTTTACGTTTACAGAACTTCAAGATGGATTAAAAAATGTGATAAAATATTTCATTGAAAACTTTGACCTTATTAGGAAATAAATGTTAATTTTGTTTTACATATGGTATATGGTTTTGAATTAGATAGGTTAATTTGATTTACATTATGTGGTTGGTTGAATAATTTTTTGTTTTCCAATAAACTTTGAAAGAAGGTTACCTCTTTGTCAAGCGAATCAATAACATCATTTTTTTGTAAAAGCAATGATTCCAAAAGATCTTTAAATTTTTCATTTTGTATTTGATTATTATTTGTTTTTTTAATTAAAAAATGAAGAAGGTTCTGATACTCATCTTCAAAATCTTCTTCATCTTCATCGTATATTTTTTGTAAACTATCTTTATATTGATTATCTTCAATTTCATCAATTGCAGAAAATATCCATAAGAATCCACAATCTTGTATGTAATATTTGTCCCCAAATATCTTGTAACAGAAATATTTATTTTCTGATAATTTATTATTTGTGTGGTGAAATGTTATTTGATCCAAATCAATATCAGTGAAACTTTGTTTTCTAATGCCAAAATGATGTAATGTAAGAATTGATATTAATATTTGTTGTAACATATTTCTCAGTAGAATAAAATTTTGACCATTTTTTTTAATAAAATCTCGAAATGAACCATCTGATTTTTCTTCTGAATATTTCCTGTTTTTTAAATCAAATTTAGACACAATGGGAAAATGCGGAGTTTTGTCTACTTCCACATTACTTGAAATATTTTGAAAATGTTTTAAAATATATCGTATGTCATTTATGGTCATATAATCAGGAAATACAACATCTTTGAAATTCAGTTTTTTGATGCGATTTTTAAAAAATGTTTCGTTCTGAAACGATGATATTATATTTTTTGCAGATGATACATTTGGCGATCTTCTTGTTGTTGATACAGGCAATGACGACGATTGTGACGATATTCTTGTTGATCGCCTCAGCGGTGATTGATTGGTTTTAATTGTTGATGATTTACTTGCCATTTCTATTTAATGAATACCTTTTTGTTTTTTAGTTTTTCTTTCAAAGAATTTTTATATTCTGTTATTGTTATAAAATGATGGTTTTTCTTAATATATTTATTTGAATCTCCTTTTATTTTGAAAATTCTTTTTGAAACATTATTTATCATTTTTGTTTTATAATATTTCGGTTTGTTTTCTTTGTTACCTGCCAATTGTTGAATTGTTAAGTTTGTATTTCGAGGAGAACTTTTATCTAAAGATTTATTCAAAGACGAATGTTGTGTTTTTCTCTCTAATTCATCAAATATATCTTCAATACCATATTTTTCTTGAATAACCATCAATTTATTGTACGCTATTACCATTATTTTCATTGCACTGAATTCAATTTCGACACCAGATGAGGTTTTGTCCTTCAAAATATAATCGTTATATTCTTTATCATTAAGTTTTGAAAAGTGACGATTATTTTCTTTAATAATTAATGTCTTATCTATAGTACCTTCCTGCATTAGTTGAGAAATCATGCGAATTTTATTAATTAAAATCACATCTGTATCATTTTTGATATCAGATATATGTTTATTCTTGATTCTTTCATACGCATTCTTTATTTCTAACAAAAACCTTAGTAAAAGTGTTATAAGAAAAAAATCATCATTTTCATTATCATTTTGTACAAATTTTTTTATATGGTATAATATTTGAATATTATTCGAATTCATTTTAATTTTTGTTATGATAAAGCGAAGATCGGAATATATTTTTTCCAATTTGTGTCTTTTTTTGTTATTTGGTGTTCTATCTAATGCTCTGTTTAATGTTTTGTCTGGTGAACTTGTTTCAAGTGATCTTTTTGGCATTATCTACTTTCATTGAACAAAATTCTTTGAATCATATGTTATCACAAATTCACTTAAAACATATTTCAATTTCAAATATAATAATGGATTATAACAATAAAATTTCAAACACCGATAGTATTGTAAAAAAAACGATTAATGAATTTTTGGAAAGAGCAGAAATAGGAAAAAGAAAATATGGCAAGACTCTTGACAGAACAGATTTAATCGATATTGACTATTTGCAACATCTTAAAGAAGAATTAATGGACGGAGTATTATATCTTAACAAATTTCTTGATATTCATAAAAATAATTGATTGTTTTTTCTAATATACAATTAGAATACATTTAAGGTTATTTTCATAAAACATAAAGTGAACATTTCATATTAATGAGTAATACACAATTGACATGTGTTTCTGGATATTGGAAAATTAAAAACAAACACAACAACCAATTTGAAGATAATTGGTTCAAAAATACATTAAAAATCAACTGTCCTTATGTTTTTTTCGGCAATTAAGAAAGTATTGAATTAATCAAACATTATAGAGGAAATCTCCCTACATATTATATTGAATTAGAAATAGAAGATTTTGAATCTTACAAATACAAAGATAAAATGATTATTCACGGTACGCATTGTCCTTCTGTTGAACTGAATTTGATATGGAATGAGAAAATATTTTTGATCAACAAAGCGAAACAAATAAACCCTTTTTTGTCTGAGTTCTTTATGTGGGTTGATGCAGGTATATGTGTATATAGAAATAATTCTCCTCCATGTGGTTCATTTCCAAATTTAGACAAATTGAATAAATTACCAAAGGACAAATTAATTTATTGTTCAACACATAATGTAGAATTCAAACCTTATCTTTTTACAAAAGGTCAGTATCATTTATACCATCATGTTTCTGGAACATATATGTTGCATAAAGACATCATAGAAAAATATGCAACACTTTATAAAGAATATTTAAAACTTATTGATAAAAATGATATATGGACAGATCAGGTGATATTAACTCTTATGTACAGAGATAATCCCGACCTATTTTATAAATATTGTGATGGATATGGTGAACTTTGTTCAATTCTATACTAAAAATGATAAAAGATAAAAAAATAAAATATTTAAACTTCAAATATTGTATCATTTGCTATAAAAGGTTTCACTCTGTAATAGTATTTTTCGGGAACTGTTTCAGTTGGTAACTCTCTCAAACTTTGTATTGATCGTGATCCGGTCAAGAATTCGTTTATTTTTTTTTCAGAAGAACTCATTGGGCGATTTTTATTATGCCACATTCCATGACAATGTAACTCATTACCAACAAAATTTAGCAGTCTCACAAATCTTTTCTTATTTTCCATCTTTTCAATAAATTTTTCTGACCAATTTTTGGTATTTTTCCATAACTCAGGATTGTTGAAAAAAATATGCAATGGAGGATTCACGTCAATAGAGTTGTCTTTTGTTAAGAAGTAAAGATGCTCTATCTCTTCAATTTCAAAAGGTTTTTGTGTAAATGGATTTGTTGGAAATTTTGGATAAGGATTATTGTTTTTAGTATTGTTTAAATTATCTGTCATGATCTTTATAAGATAGAACATATCAAAGCAATATTTCTGATCAAATCTTATTTTTCTCCAGTCTGGTAAATCTTGCCATTTGTCTAATGCATCTTCGGTTACCATAAATGGATCATATTCACATACTTGCTCATACATTTCACTTTTTTCACTTGTTTCTGTGATCATATCTTTTTTAACATTTTGAACCACATCGTAGAAAGAACCAATTAAAACGTTTTTCATATGTTGTGGTGTTATTGTAAATCGATGTTCATTACTATAAAAAAATATAGAATTGTTGATTTTTTTGAAATACAATCCTATTTTGACAGGGTTGTATTTTACATCAGTAGTATTAAATGATCCAATAAAATATCTTAATAATCTAATCCCGACACCACGAATACACATACGACCATTGTTTGTAGATTCTATCCAAGATACAACACAATCATACGCAGATTTTTGTTTCTGTGGAAGTGTATCAATTTTTTCTGATAATTCTTGTAGTGATTGAATTGATCTTTGAAAGATAGAAGGATTATTTGTTTCTGAAGAAATTAAATTATTGAAGTAACAAATTCTTCCAGTATTACCAACTGCATAAAGAATATCAATTGTCTGTTCAAAAATCTTCTTTTTATCATCTTGTTGCTTCATTTTATCTTGAAAGTACTTACGAATTTTACCTAGGAGTTTTGGATGATTTTTCAAAACAACATCAATTTCTTTTTCAGTTAAAAGTTCCAATTGAGGATTGTGTGGATTGATATTTTTAAATTCATTTGAATTAATGAAATCCATCAATTCTGTTGCTGAAAAACAATAACCGTTTTGTGTTTTAATGAGATCATCTTCTTTGACATTATCAATATCTTCAAACATTAAAAACGTAGAATGATTATTACATTGTTTTTTGTTTTTTCCTATGGATTTGTCACGACTTGAACTTTTTTTGTTGGAGTTACTTTTTTCAGCATCATTTACCTTTATAATACCTTCTTTCACCAATTTTTTCCAAAGATATGACCCTATTTTTAAACATCGCTTAGTTAAAGGATTGATTTGTTCGTCTTCCTTACAATCCCTTCCTCCTGTTGACTTTTGTTTGTGTTTAAGATTTGTTATTTTGTCTTTTTTAGAAACCTTCTTTTTTACAAGTTTCATTATATTTCCTAAAGAATATGAACAATTTAATTTCAGAAAAATAATAGATCTTACAAATTATTGAAATATTCGTATATTTTTGCTACCTGTTCATATCTTTTAATCGTTTCACCATCGTCATCTTCATACTGTAACTTAATTCTATCATCCATATGAATCAATTTTTGTTTGATCATTTCTGATATTATAAAACCAAATACATAGGTGCTGTTTTTATTCAAATAATTTTGATATTCTTGTTGTGTTATATACTTGATTGAATTTTTTGATATTTCATGATTTGTTGAAAAAATATATTTTTGAATATCTTTGAAGTCTTTTTTGGTAAGCATTTTATTTTCCTGTAACAATCTATACTTTTCATAAAAGTAATACAAATTAAATCCGATAACATGCCACGAATAGTCTATGTTTTCAGATGTAAAACTTTCATCTGTCAGAATTGATTGAATATTTTTATTAGGAGAAGTTTTGTTTTTGTATGTATATAAATCATCAAAGAATTGAAAAAGGATATTATCAATTATTTTATCAAAAGGTTCTATATACATTGAGTTATTTTCAACAACTACTGCGGATTTATTTTTTTTAATGGTATGTTTCAAAAGTTGAAATATGATGAATGTGTTATTGACAAAATCATATTTTATTGATTCTGGAAAGGACACTTTGCACATTTTTACAAGTTTGTCTATATTTCTTTTATCTTTGAAATCGCTTTCAAATACATATGTAAGTATTTTACTTAATTTTTCAAGATCAAATGCATTTCTTTTAACTATCAAAAGAATGTTATCTATGTGTTGCAATTTACAAAAATATTGAACATTTGGATTTTTCAAAAAATTCAATTTGTCGGTTATCTTATAATTTCTTCATCATGGTTCACTTTGGATAAAACAAGATGTTCTGTTAATCTCTTTACACATTCATTATTGTCCATAGGTTGAATTGTATTTTTATCGATTTTTGTGACAATATTGTGATTAGAAATATTTTTGTCTTGGAGTGGTTGACTTTTTTCGGGATCACCTAAAGATAAAGATTGAATATCCAAAGATATGTTATCTATTTTAATATCTTCTTCAGATGAGTTTTGTGTCAGAGGAGGTTTTTTTGCAGAAGGATCACCTAAAGAAAATGATTGAATATCTAAAGATATTTTATCTATTTTAAAATCTTCTTCAGATGTGTTTTGGATATATTCTTCTATAATCTTTTTTTTCATTATTTTTACCAGATCATCTTGCCAAGATTTTTGACAAATGGAATTTTCTTGAATTCTGTTTAAACCACATTTTGCATAGTGTTCTATCCATCCTTCTTTATCGTGAATAACAAAATGTTGAGTATCGTCTATGTTATTCATTTTTTCGAAATTGATTACAGGTCGTGGTGTTCTATCTTGAAATAAATCTATATCGCTTTCACCCATTGCAGAAAAATATTGGGAACATTTGATTTTGTAAATTTCTGATTCGGAAGACGGTCTCAAACAATAAATAAGAACTTGATTTATATCCAAGTTTTTAATTGTTGATCCTGGCATTTTCTTACTTTTTGAACTTTTCAGTTCTATTTTATCATTCGAAGATGATCCGTCGGAATAAGTAAATTTTATATTTATATCAGGTTTTTTGCAATTTATTTTTATTTTGTCATATTCGTGATATTTTGTTTTAATAACATCCCATGCCTCTTCACAACAATCGCATGCTAATTCGGAATATTCGGAATCAAGATTAGATTCACCATTGGTCCATTTAATATTTTTTAATTCGTTTTGTTTTTTATTTAATATTTTAACTGTTTCAATACCAAGTTCATAAATAATATGTTTCGATACTATTGAATCTTTTGGCATTGTTGTTGTGAATGATTTCCATTATAATTTTAAGTCATTTTTTAACTCTTATCATTTGAATTGAAATTTAAAAACACGTGATTGACATTATGCAGGACATTCGTGATCATGTTCGTAACGACTTGGAACAGCTTACCATAGAAGCGTTGTCAAACAAGATATCGAACACACTCAGCATCATCAATACTGGTAAGAAAATCACACCAGGTGTGGCGAAGAACATCACATTTTTGTGGGACGAGGAGCGCACAAATTTTGACACTCCTCACGGGAAGGCAGTCGTAAGATTCAGAAAGACGTTCCTGATCAAGATCAACAATCGAGCCAAGATGCTTGAAATGCCTGTGTTCAAATTGTGGGAGGATGCCATCGAAGTGATGACCTGTGACATCGATAATCCTTTCCTTGGTGACATTCGTGATGTTTCCAAACTTTCTTTGTTGTCAGAAGGTATCTATGTCGGAGAACTTCGAAACGGGATACCGCATGGCAATGGCAGAATGGTGTTTCGTGAAGAATGGAGCTTTTACAAAGGCATGTGGAAGCATGGTGTGCGCCACGGCTTCGGTACCATGGTGTCGAAGTGTGGAAAGAAAAGGGATATTTATACAGGAGAGTGGAAAAATGGAAAGAAGCATGGTAAGGGAAAATTAATCCATGTTGGAACTCTTGATCCATACGATTCTAATACGGTGCGTGATTTCTGTTATTTATACGACGGTGATTGGAAGAATGATAAGAAGTACGGTATGGGCAAAATAATTGAATATGCTCATATTACTTGTACAGATGTTGTCAAAAATCCGATTCGCACGGTGTATGAAGGATATTGGGATTCGGTCTATCACGGTAAGGGAAAATTATTATATAGCTGGGGTGACATCTACACGGGTGACTTCCTCTATGGCGAACGATGTGGTACTGGAAAAGTAATTTATTATGACGACGAAAAAGATGACTGGTACGAAGGAAAATGGGAAACGGATGTGGAATACGGACATGGAAAGAAGATGTTTAAAAACGGTGATTTCTATGAGGGTGAATATTACAATTTCGGCGCAACGGATCAGAAAAATTATTTTACATCGCATGGAGTTTTTTATGATTACTGGTACAAAGGTAAAATGACATATGCAAATGGTGATGTGTATGTCGGGAAGTTTTATTATCATCTCAGGTGGGGAGATGGCAAAATGACTTTTATACACGATGGATCAGTTTATAACGGGTCATGGAGCAATAATAAGATGCATGGGAAAGGGACTTTCATATATTCGGATGGCACGGTTGATGAAGGAATATGGTGTCGTGGCGTTCGTGATGATGATGCGAGTATCAAGAGTTTTGATTCTGAATTAGATCAGGCATCTGATCCGGATTTATCGGAAAATTCATTTACAGACGATTCCGATATACCTGTCGAAAAATCAGAAATGTGCCCGTCGTGCAAGACATTGACAGCTTCTTTCATCAAGTCTTTCCCAAATCCAAATGTGATGTGTGTATGTTGTAGGGATGAATTTTGCCCTATCTATTGTACGATGCCGTGTGGTCATTTCATATGCGAAGAGTGCAAAGATACATATTATGGAGACAATATTCCAGACATTGGTGTGTTAAGTTTAAACGATTGAATATTTGGTAATATTCAACACATCTCTGAAAATTGTAAAAATAAAGAATATTTATTGGAAGAATTTATTTTGAGTACATGTTCATAACTTTTTCTAAAAAATAAAATAAGTTTATAAAATTTTAAAATATGTGAAGGAATGTACTCATTTTAGGGGCTTAAGGAATCTTATGATTTTGAGTACATGTTCATAACTTTTTCTAAAAAATA